TAAATTTCTCAAGAATATTTCCTTGAACACCAGTTACTACTCCAGCATCATCTACAATAGCAACATGAATTGTATCAAATCTTCCACCTCTTGCTGATACAAAATTTGAAGTTGATGGTCTAGGTGCTATTGACTTCCAGAAAACAGTTGAGTTTGATAATCCTAAAGTTTGATTATCATACCAATCAGCAATACTTACTGATGTAACAGTTGCTGATTTGACAGGAACAGCATTTGTTCCACTTCCAACAATTGTAATAGTTCCAGTGTTTTTAATTGAAGCACCAGCATTATTTGGTTCATAATCAATTTGTGCAAAACTACCACCAGTACTTACTCTTCCAAGAATTTTTACATCAAATGTAGATGCACTGTTTGTTGAATCAGTTGCTACACCTGTAATAATACCCTTAAGATATCCAGAGAAAGATGATGTAGTTCCATCTCCAGGAATATCAGTGCTAATTCCAATTGTTACACCAAAACCAACAGTAACACCAACACCTGAAAGACTATTTGTTGTTACACCAATGATTTGGTCTGCCTGACCATCAATAGAGCATACTCTTAACTTATTTGACCATGCTCCAGGATTTCTTGCAGCGTAATAATAGTTTGTTGCTGTTTCATAGTTTTGCTCATAATCATCAAAATTCTTAATTTTAAGTGTGGTTGTAGCAGCAATACCTACACCCCTATTTGCATTTCTAAGTGTTGATCCATCAGTTCTTACAACTGATAGGACACCACCATATCCCATGTATTCAGATGCTGATAGCCAATACTCATATTGTCTATCTGTGGATAGTGGTGATCCAAAAGTTGATAGCAACTCTTGAGATGTGGTAATTCTTGTAACTTCTTCTACTGGTCCCAATTGAAATGGTCCAGCAATCGCTCCTACAGTTTCTACAGTTCCTTCGACCCTGCCTGCTGTAAGATCAATTTCTCTTACCAGTACCCCTGGAGATAATTGAGGAGTCGCCATGTGATTTCTCTCCGATTCTCAGATTTTAACTATAAATTATTTAGTTTTTTTGTAAATTTGAGTGGGGAAACATGGAGTGAACTTATTTACCAATCAGGATAAGTCCAGTGACAAAAAGAATCTTTTTTCTTTTTATTTTCTACAATTCTTTTTATTGTACACATTTTACATTCATATGAATATGATGATGGAACTGCTCCCCTATTTTTTCTTGTTCTATAAAATCCTTCAATTAAATTTTTAACTTCACCACAAGTTCTACACTTTCTGTCATTTAAAAGCAAATGACCTAATTTAATTTGAGAATCAATATCCACCCTTTACTTCTCCAATAATCCAAGACTTCATACCAAACGATGTATCACTAATAAGACTTTTAGTATGTTGTGCTACTTCTGCTGGAACAACTAAGCAGAATCCAATACCCATATTAAATACCTTTCTCATCTCATCATCAGAAATATTACCAGCAAGTTGAATGGTCTCAAACATTTCTGAAACATTCCATGCTTCATAATCAACATCAACAATCAGACCCTTTGGAAGGCACCTAGGAAGGTTTTCAGGGATACCTCCACCAGTAATGTGTGCCATACCAAGAATAGGAACTTCGTCCAACAGGTGCTGGATTAGACGTGCATAGATGGTGGTTGGTCTCAACAGTTCTGGCATCTCCTCATAGGAAATTAAATCTTTAGATAGCATATCATTGACAAGAGTGTATCCATTACTATGAAGACCACTACTCTCAATACCAATGACTACATCACCTGCTCTGATATTACTGCCATCAACAATATCATTTTTCTCTACAATACCAGTGCAAAATCCAGCAAGGTCATAATCATTTTGTCTATAATGCTCTGCAGTTTCTCCACCTATCAATTCCATTCCAGCCATAGCACAACCAATATTGACTCCATACACAATATCACTAACATTACTATCAAGTGATTTGGCAGAGATATAGTCTAAAAAATATAATGGTTTAGCACCAGAACATATAACATCATTGACACACATAGCAACAAGATCCTGACCAATAGTGTTGTAATCATCAGCAATCCTACAGATATTCATTTTAGTACCAACACCATCAGCACCAGATACTAATACAGGGTTCTCATATCCTGATGGGATCTCCATCATTCCACTAAAACCACCAATCTTAGGTGCCAGTACCTTTAGATATTCTACAAAAGAACGTCCTTTAATAATATCAACACCAGCAGTCTTATAATCCATCAGTAAATTTCTCCTTTCGCAATTTGTTCACGACGTTTTAGTTTCCATACTATGTAATCCATTGTTGGAATACACATAGGATTCCAACCTACAAATGTTGTGGATTCCTTACTTGGTATCTTCCAACAGGGAGCATCATCATTATCAAGATCTAATGATTTACGATACTCATCCTCACCAAGTAAAACAACTGCTCTCTCAGCATCATTCAAACTCTTGAAACAATCAAAGCAGTTTTTCTTAATGATGTCAGGTATGTGATGCTTCATTTTTTAGTTGTATAAAAATTTAGCAAGAGGATTAAATTTGGCAATTCTATTTTCTGCCATATCAACATATTCTTGATGCAACTCTACTCCAAGATATTGTCTATCATTATCCACACAAGAAATAGCAGTAGTTCCAGATCCCATAAAAGGATCTAAAACCAAGTCACCAACATAAGAATAATATTTTACAATCTTATCACTCAACTCCTTTGGATATGGTGCAAGATGTTTGGATGCAGTCTCTGGATTAATCTTCCAAACATTAGATCTTTCATAATCTTCTTTGACTAAAGACTGTTCCAATATATCATCTTCATATGATCTAACAACTTTATCAATCAAGAAGTCTGCTGTTTTCTGAAAGATAAAAATAGTCTCACTTACAATATTAGGTTTGTATGCAACTGGTTTACGATGCTGATAGAAACCACCATTACGATTGATAGCAGCACCTTCTGGTTTTACCCAGACAATATCATCAATATATTTCCATCCCATCTTCTCCATTAAGGAAAAGAAATGAAATGGAATAGCAAGTCTCTTACTCTCATGTGCTCTACTTTCTCTTGCCTGAATCACAGGAGATAGATTGACGGCACACATTCTTCCAGGTTTAGTAACCCGCAGAACTTGTTCAAATACATTAGTAAGAAACTGCAAATACTCCTCATAAGTGGGCCAAATAGAATAAGACCTCGCATTATAATATGGAGGAGAAGTGCAAGTAAGATGCACAATGTCATCACCAATAGTTTTTAAGACTTCTTGAGAGTCCCCAAGTAAGATTTTATTCATCCAATATTGCGAGCAGAAGATTTATTTGAATTACAGTCACCATTTTCAAGTGACTTTTTACCATGACAAAGTTTGCAGAAAGTCTTCACATTACCTGGCACATTATTATAGTGGTTTCCATCAAGATGGTCAAGGTCAAGAGAGTTTTGGAAACCAATCCAACCATCACGAGGAACAGGACACTTGAATCCAAGTTGCTCATCATGATTCTCACAGTAGTCCTTCTTGTGAATATTTACACCAGGAATAGTTTTTCCTTTTTTACGAGCATTAGTGCAACGAGAGCACTCGGATTTGAAGGACCAATACTTCCATTCACGGACAGTCACTTTATTACAGCAACCATCATTTACACAATCAGGAAGTTCATGCCCTTCGGCAAAGAACTTTACTTTCTGTTGCTGTGAGAGAGAAGTCACTCGGTTTGATTTCGTATGAACCTATTATAAGGCAGATTGAGACGTAGTAGTGATAGAGTGGACAGTTCCTCAATTGGTTTCATTTATCTATAATCCCACATGTAAGATCTATCCCCATATTCATCTGCTTTAAACCAAGTGTCACCCTCAGAATCTACAAAAATTTCATCATCTAATCCATCATTTAAAAATCCAAATGGTGCCATGTCTTGTTCAATTTGATTTTTTTGTTCTTCATATAATCTTTTTCTAACATCTTGATCTGTCAGTTCCTTAAAATAATCCTGTGCTACTAACCAAGCATAAATTACCAAACACATTGCCAAGTCGTCATTACATCCTTCTTCTGCTTGAAATGAATTGTGTTTTGAAATGAATGTAGTTAGCTCAGAAATAATCTCATAATCATTAAAAATTAATTTATTTTCCTCAATCATTGTTTTTAAATTGAGTGATCCAACTTTTTTAACAGTCTTAGACATTTTAACACCAAGTTGTGTTTTTTTGCCTGAAAATCCCTGACCAACAATTTGACCTGCTCTACCTCTCATTGAACACATTAATAAATTTTGATATTCAAGATCATATTGAATAATACTAGCCACTTGATCACCAATATCATTTACTTCACATAAAATGAATGCCTCATTATATAATTTTGCCATTTCCCAAATAACATTTGGAAACAGCATTGGTTTTATGTCATTTTTTCTATATTTTGCCACAATTTTGTGTGGAAACTCAGTAATATCAAAAATAACAAATGCAGAGTAATCTTCTCCTACACCTCTTGCTACATCAACAGTAATTACATAATCATTTTTTTCATCAGGAGGAGCATAGATGTCTATTCCTGCATTAGATTTTAAAGGATTTTCATAAACTAATGATTTTAATTTACTTGGAGCAACAAGAGTATCAACAGAACCTAAGAACTCACACTCAAACTCAATTTTAAATTGAGATTCTGATGTATTTGCTATTGTTTGTTGTTTCCATTTTTCATCTCTACCAGGAACTTCACTCCAATGAACATCAGTTGGAATATATTCATTTCTTCCTTTTTCAGCATCATGCCACATTCTATAGAAGTGGTTCATACCATGAGGGGTAGAAACTATGATGACTTTTGTGCTTTTACCAGAAGTAATAGTAGGATAAACAGATGCAAAAAAGGAATCTGCAATATGATTGGGGACAAACGCAAATTCATCCAGGAAGAGAATATTAAATGACATGCCTCTGACAGCACTTGCAGATGTAGAAGCTGCTAATATTTTACTACCATTTTCTAACTCTAAAGATCCTTTATTCCATGAAACAATACCTTGCTGCATCCATTTTGGTAAGTTTTCATACGCAGTTTGTAATCTGCCTAAAAGTTCTCTAGCAGTTGCTGCTTTGTTAGCAAGGATGCCAATATTAACAGAGTCATTGAAAACCGCATAATGAAGAAGATAAGAAATAACTGTAGTACTTTTGCCAGTTTGCCTTGGCATCTTACAGATGTTAAACCTATTCTCATGGAAGTTATTAATTAACTTTTCTTGAAAATGATATGGATTAAATTGAGTTAGTCCCTCATCTAGAGAAACAATTTTTACATAATTTGCAGCAAAGTAAACAGGATCTTCCTTACACCTAATAAATTCCTCAATATTTTCTTGAGTAAATTCAATAGGTGTATTTGCTTTTTTTAAATTTGGATTTCCAAGATATACATTATCAGGCATATTTTATTCAGCAATTCCAAGCTCTTAATGATTTATTGATTCTGCTATCTGGATCATTAGCAGTTTTAGCAGAAGTTAGTTTTTTCTTCATGCCTTTCATTCTTGCACAGAATGAAGATCTTCTTTTATTTCCAACTTTTTTGGATGGTGATTTTAAATCACTTCCTGGATTATCACGTTCATATGATTTTCTACCTTTTTCATTCAAACCCCCTTCAGGGTTTTTTCCAGACTTTTTTGTCCATGCTGCTGCCTCATCAACTTCAACTTTTTTTTTATTTGTAAGTTGTGCCTTGCGACCAGCAGGATTCTGCATAGCAATTCTGCGTTGCATCTGCTTATTAGTTTCTTTTTCATCACCAACAGAGACAGCTCTCTGCTCTTTACCATATGCTTTATTAGACTGACGTGCCATCTTTTCTTTAGGAAGCACTTTATAACCTTCTTCTACTTCAGAATCTACATCAACATTTTCAACTTCTTCATATACTCCAGCATTTACAAACTGCTCACCTGGTTGAAAAGGAGATAAATTATAATTTCTTATAGTAGAACCAGGATAGATTTTTTGAATGGCATCCTGAACTTCATCTCTCTTTGGTTTTCTAATTTCAGGGAAGAATAATTTTATCATATAAGTTTTTGCTCTCCATGAGAAAACAACACTATAAACATTTCCAGTTTGAGCAGGAATCCTTACAGATTCATCAATTTTCTCAGATGGGCATTCCTTCATACCATGAATAGGGCACTCCTCATCTTTATGATTGTGAACACATTTTTTCTTTTCATCCAAATATTCTACTTCTTCTTTAGTTGCTGTCTTCCAACTACCACCTGCTGCTTTATACTTCTTAGCAGCCCAACCATTAGCATATGCTGATGGATATACATCAAATTTTGCCTTTGCTTGTGATTTAAACTTAGACCACAATGCAGGTTTAGTAGGAACATTCTTTTCTACAAGAATCCACTCATTTTCACATTCAATTTTTTCAAGAATTGCTTTTACCATAGGAGTATGTTCTTCCTTTGCATTCTTAGGAACACAATTAGGAACCATCTTACCACCTTTCTTCTTCATCCCAACTTGTTTATGGGAGTCCCAGCAAGGATCACCCTTACCCTCATCCATGTGATCAGCAGACTTGTAACGCTTGTCACCTGCCTTCATCTTTTGATATGCAAGAGTATTTGCTTTCTTGTCAGCATTTGTGACAACCATACGATTGTCTTTTGGTGCTTCCTTCTTAGCAGGAGTTCCACCATATACTGCTTCATCAACAATCTCTTCTTTGATTTTATTTGAAGTCATGATTGGTTTTCCTCCTTTACCTGGTCTGTCTGCAACTGGATCTTGTCTTCTTTTTCTTTTTACAGCAGAAGCTCTTTCTGCTTTAGACATTTTTGATGCTTTTTCATTAGAAAGACATTTAGGTTTTCCTTCACCCTCACCTCTAGCACATTTACCAATTCTTTCACCTTTTGTATTATAACGATCCCATCCACCACCTCCTTTACCACCTTCAGGTCCTGAACCAAACCATTTTCTTAGATCTTCTTTTTGAATATCTGACATTGCCAAGGAGAGAGTCTTAATAGTTATTTAGCAATCATTTATTAGTGATCCAACTGTAGATCCTGCTGCAGATCCAATATTTTGACCCAATAAAGTTGCCCACCCTGCTGCCAACCATCCAATATAAGGTATATTCATAACTGCTGGTACTGCTACTCCAGCTGCTATAGCACTACCTGCCATTGCACCTTGTGATCGTGCGCCAGCGTCCGCCACTAAACACTCTTCTTCTCGGGCAGTCAACTTTCCCTCGCCGTCTCCTGCAACACCTCCTAAATTTCTAGTACCGTCCATAGTGAATTGGTCTTTACGCCACTCACGTCTTCTTTCATCACCACCTCCAAAAAATCCTTTCTTAGTTTTATCTAAAGACAGTGATCTTTGTGATTCAAGAATAGCAGGGTCATTTGCTCTATATTCTATACTATACCCATCTTTACCTGCTTCAACTTTGTATGAAGAGTAAGGACCACGTGGGATATTAATTACAGGAGATTCATAAACAGATTGCTTTGATTCATGTTGAATAAGATGCCCTAAAACTCCAATATGAGCAATACCTATAATGGATCCCAAAGTTATTAGTACTATCTTTGCAGGTTTTACAGATTTCATACCAATAACAATAGATACTGCTCATATATTTAGCAATTAATCTTTTTTCTTAGTCTTCTTTTTCATTATATTGATGAATTTTCTATAAACAGCTGCTTCTGAAGTCTTACCCATCTCTCTTGCTCTTTGTTCCATAGCAACTGCTGCTTGGATTTTATGAGCATGAGATCTTGACGATTTTCTTATTTTAGTTACTGATGCTTTAGCAGTAGCAACATCTTTAAATCCCAAACCATGAATAGTTCCTTTGGGATTTTCATCAGTGTATAAATCAGAATGCTTTTTAGAATTAGCAGGTTGACCTTTTTTTCTGGGGATGCGAGGATTTGATTCCTCAGCAAACATTTTAAAATTTTTTCTTACTCTATTATAATTTCCTTCATCCATTTTATTTACAAATTCTTTTGATGCTGAAACCATTGCATCAATTGATGGACCATCACCCATATTATTTCCAAGAGTTACTTTCATTACAGGATAAACTGAAGAGAAAGTATTATATCTGTTCTCTCCAGATTCTCCTGCTGTTTGAAAAGCTTGAGATAATAAGTCATCATCTTTAGGAAATAACCTTGGAGTTCTTCCTGCAACTGGTCCAGCAGCACTTGAATCATTTGAAAATGCTGCTGGTTCTCCAGGACCATTTCCATGATTGGTTGGTGTTTCTAAAATAAATTCTTTAAATGATTTCATCATCCATCCAGTGCAACAGTGAGACCAAGAGTCATACCTGGCAGTGACTGCCAAGAAGTACCATTATAGAATTCAATTTTTTTACTTGTTGTATTATATATCATAGCTCCTTCAAGAAAAGTTCCAGCACTAGTTGCATTATCCCTAGCAGTAGTTGTATACATTGCAGGATAAAAAGCAGTTGATGCTTTTAGTGTGGAGGCAGTGACAATCCCTGCATAATCAGCATTACCAGAAGATAGTATTGTTACTCCAATTCCAGTACCATCATCAAAATCATATCCAACATTAATCTCTGTTCTAGCAGTTACAATTCCAATGGAATCAACACTGATTTTATTTTCTGTTCTAAGAGTTCCACCAATAGTTACATTGCCACTAAATGTTGCAGAAGTTGCAGTTATAAAACCAACAGACATTCCAGTGCTTGAAGTATTTCCTTCAGTAAGGACTTCATCTAATGTTGTAGAACCTGATAATGCAGTACTTGCAATACCAACCCACTTTGATGTGGTTGAATTGTAAATAAGAAGTTGATTATCTGTTCCATCAAAAGAAACATCATCTAGATCTCTTATAAATCCTGCTCCACCACCACCCATAGTGGAAAGTTGAGTTGTTATTCTATTAATAAAAAGTCTGTAGTGCGCAGACAAATCATCTAAAGTAGCAAATTTTTTATCTAATGGAGTTAATGGATCAGTTTGATTTCCAGCAGTTTCTTTTTCATTTGGAGGTTCATTAAGAAGATATTGTTCAACTAATTGTTGTTGTTCTTCTTTTATTCTATCTTTTAAATTATTTAATTCTAAATTTAAATTTTTTAATTCTTCTCTTACACTTTTAACTTCACTTTTAAAATCACTTCTTAAATCATCAATGTCTTTCTCATAGTATTTTACTTGAGGAAGATTGTTTACCTCTTCTTTTAATTTAGTAAAAACTTTTAGTAATGTTTCATCAGTATTAACACTCTCACGATTTATTCGTTTAATCTCTTTTTCAA